CTTTTCCGCATCAAGGCGGAACTGATTGCCGAGAATTACGAACCGGACATTCTCCAGCGCATCACCGGCATGGAAGTAACCGATGAGATGCTGGAGATTATGCGAAGCGACAAGCTCCGCAATTACCAGATTGATGTTGAGACCGACAGCACCGTGTTCGCTGACGAAGAAGAGATGAAGCGGACGCGGGTAGAATTTGCCAATGTGATGGGCAATTTCTTAGTCCAGGCCGTCGAGGCGACACGGGCTGCGCCGGAGATCACGCCGATTGCTTTTGAAATTCTCAAGTTTGTCTCTGGTGCCTGGAAGATTGGACGTAACTTCGAGGACGTTATCGGTCAGACCGAAGCCCAGGTCATGCAGCAACTACAGGCGCAGCAGCAGCAGCCGCAGCAGCCCCCACCGGAAGAGCGTATACAGCAACAGAAGATCGCCGCCGAATTGGAGCGCGAGAAGCTGAAGCAAGAAGGCAAGTTGGCTGATATAAGCTCCCGTGAGCGAAGCAAGGCAGCGGAAATCCAAGAGGAAACCCGCGCCTCACAAGATCGTGTCCGCTCCAAGGAAGACTTGGCGATGCTTGAAGCCGAGTTAAAAATGATGGAGGGGCGATGACCTCCGATCAATACAGCCATAATTATGAAGAAATCAAATGGACGCGGAGGGCGAAGGAATCCCGCGCTGGTTTGGTGCAACGCAAACGGTCGTTCATGGTGATGAAGGATATCGAACCGTTCATCTCACCCATTGACGGGAAAGCCGTAGGAAGCCGTTCTTCATTGCGCGAACATGAAAGGCGGCATAATGTCCGCCAGATTGGTAACGACTGGGCGGGAAGTGAACGTCCAGCTAACTGGGACCAGATACAACATGGACGAAACTGAGACAAGCACCCCGGAACCGGGGCCAGCGTCAGAACCCACCACTCTCGACGGTGTGTTGGAAAGCGTAATCAAGGGAGAGTTCACGGACAGCGAGCCGGAACCCACTCCTAGTGAACCACGACCTCTCGCTGGAGAATCAGGCGCGGAAGAAGTTGAAGTCCAACCGGACCCATCAGACGAACCCGCCGAGGGCCATGAGGACGCAGATGCAGAGGCCACTCCCGATGCGGGTCTATCGGATTCCGCTGTGGAGCCAGAGCCGGATGCACTTGCTGCGCCAAGGACATGGCCCGCTGAACACCGTGAGGCGTTTGAGCATCTACCCGAAGAGCAGCAGAACTTTATGCTGAAACGGGAGCAAGAACGTGATTCGGCGTTCACTCGCAAGACGACTGAACTCGCAGAGCAGCGACGAGGAGTGGAAGGATTGCAAGGCGTTCTGGCACCGTATAAAGCGCAGATGCAAGCCAACGGCATTAGCGAGGCGGAATATGTCTCGCGGCTGATGAGCTATGACAACGCGCTACGGCAGAACCCGCAAGCCGCACTCCAACATCTTGCCCAGCACTACGGGGTCAAATTGCCGTCTGGCGATTCGGGTGTGGATTGGAGTGAGGAACCCTCGACCGATCCGCAAATTCAGCAACTGCAACAGCAACTGAACCAGACGCAAGCACACGTTCAATCTATGCAACAGTCGCAGCTCAACGCTCAACAGCAGCAACTTGTGGATCAGGTTGAGTCCTTTGCAACCGTTAAGGATGCGAAAGGGGGACTCAAGCACCCACACTTTGAGAAGCTGCGTGAGCGAATGGGGCGATTGGTAAATGCCGGAGAGACCACGGATTTGGAAGCCGCATATAACATGGCGCTTCGTTTGGATGATGATCTCTACAAAGAGACCATTGCCAACGAACGGAAGTCTGTTTCCAAACAGGAAGAAGCCCGACGCAAGGCGGCTGTCGAGAAAGCCAAGAAGGCACAGCCAACACGCGGTGGTGCAGCGTTGCCGGGCGGCTCCGTAAAACCATCCGATCTCGATGATATTTTACGCAAGCAGATTGGGTCAGCCGTGTCTGGATAGGTCTGTTGCTCCTATGATGGGAGCAAGCAACAATGGCTACTTCTCCAAATAGTACATATACGGAGATTGTGACTACAACGCTTGCTGGTTACTCTAAGACGATGGCCGACAACGTGACCAACAACAATGCGTTGTTGCGTCACATTGACCAGAACGGGAACAAGTCCCCCGCGACGGGTCGCACCATCGTTCAAGAGCTTGAGTATGCTACGAACTCGACAACCAAGTGGTATTCGGGTTACGAGGTGCTTGATACTTCGACCAGCAATGTCTTCACCGCTGCCGAGTTTAATTACAAGCAGTTGGCGGGGAACGTGGTTATCTCCGGTCTTGAGCAGGTCGAGAACAGCGGCCCAGAGCAGATTTTCAATCTGCTTAAAAGCCGTATTCGGAACCTTGAGAAATCGCTTAAAAACACGATGGCGGCTGCACTCTATGCAGACGGCACCGGAACTGATTCCAAAGAACTTGGCGGGTTGCAGCTATTGGTTCCCGGCACCGTGGGTAACACGGTTGGCGGCATCAACAGCGGCACCTACACGTTCTGGGCAAATCAGGTCTACGACTTCTCGACGGAAACCGTCACCGCTTCCGCAACCACAATTCAAACGGCCATGAATACCTTGTGGCTCGCTTGTATCCGTGGCGCGGACCGGCCAGACGTGATCGTTGGGGACACGACTTATTTCGGGTTCTACTGGGCGTCTCTTCAGACGAACCAGCGGTTTACCAGTGATGAGTCGGCATCGGCAGGATTTATGAACCTCATGTTCATGGATGCTCCCGTGTATTACGACGATCAATGCCCGACCACTAAGATGTACTTCCTCAATACTGACTACCTGTTCTTGCGTTATGCAGAGGGTCGTGAGTTTGTGCCTCTTGGCGAGAAGGCGAGTGTCAATCAGGATGCTCTTGTCATGCCAGTTGCGTGGGCCGGTAATTTGGCCGTAAGCAATCGCGCACGGCAGGGCGTCATACAAGCCTAGGAGGAGCGAATGGCTTATACGACACAATCAGCCGTTGGCATTGACTTCGATGGCGGGACGGAATCAACCCCATCCCAAGCCATCGGGACTCGCATGGTTGGGAATGACAACTCGACTTGGCTGTACGTTACCGCTGGTTCTGCTATCGCGCAGTACGATGTGGTGAGTACGGATGAAGCCTATTCGGGTATCCCCGCCACAAAGGCAGCTATTGACGATGGCCATATTATCGGGGTTGCCCCCGCGGCCATTAGTTCTGGAGAATATGGTTGGGTCCAGCTAACGGGGGTCGTCACCATGAACGTGCTGGCGTCCGCTGCTGCTGACGTGACCCTCTATTCGTCCGCAACTGCGGGGTCTTTGGACGACACGTCAACATCTCAGACGGCAGTGAATGGTTTGTTCCTGACAACTGCCCGTGGTGGAACCGCTGGTTCTGCTCCTGGCATGGGGACATGGCCGATGTCGGCTGCGATCTAACGGAGGAAGTGCGGGGGCAGAAATGTCCCCGCACAACTGCCTATGAGCAATATACGGATAGAGATATTTGCCGGAGAGAACGGCTCACCTGATCTGGTTGAAATCCGCAGAGTGGGGGATTTCAATACGGTTCTCTATAAGGTCTCCGAAAAGGAGGGCTATCTGAAAGAGAACTTCCCCGTGGAATGGGCGGCCTATGAGAACGGACACCGGGGTAAGGTGAGGCCGAGGGGTACGCAGTTGACTGAATTGAAAGGTGTGGGGGCGCGTAAGGAAAGAGTTCTGATCCAGCAAGATGTGAACACGGTCGAAGAGCTTGCTGACTTATCCGATGCTTCGGTCGGCGCTCTAGGTGCTGGGACTGTAGATTTAAGGAAAAAAGCGCGGGATTACATTGCTGCGCGAGAAGGAATGAGACCGGCTCAGGCGGTGGGATAAGACGATGACACTTCTCACAATTTGTCAGGACGCCGCCAACATCATTGGGATTACTGCACCCGATTCAGTAACGTCTTCGACCGATACGTCTGTCATCCAACTGGAAGCGAGCGTCAACCAAGAAGGCCGCGCCCAGGTTCAGAAATACGGCTGGCAAGTGCTGGTGAAAGAAGCGAGCCATACGACTGTGGCGGCTGAATCCCAAGGCACTATGGTTTCGATAGCCAGCGATTTCGGGCGGTTCAGCAACAATACGATGTGGAACCGGACGACGAACCGCCGGTATTACGGACCTATTACAGATTCAGAATGGCAGCAAATATTGGCTGTCGTAAGCGGTGGGATTACAAATTACTTCAGAATACGCGGCGGCAATCTGCTGATGCACCCCACGCCGACAGCCGGGGAATCGGTCAAGTTCGAGTATGTCTCAAAATATTGGGTCGATACCTCTGGTGGCTCCACGGCCAATGCGGACGCATTCAGTGGGGACTCGCAAACAACAGTTCTGGAAGAAGAATTGATTATCCTTGGGGTAGTTTGGCGCTTTCTCAAATTGAAGGGCCTGCCCTACGACCAGCAATATGTTGATTACCAGAATCGGGTCGCTGAATACACCGGCCATGATGGGGCAAGCCCGATCTTACGGATGGGCGGTCCAGGCCGCGCTATCTTGGCGCTTAACGAACCCGAAGGAAATTACACTCTCTAACCCTCTACTTTAGGAGATTACTATGCCGAATTTTGGTGGAATAGCGTACTCGAAGAACTCGAAGGGCGGCATGAAGGCTAACCCGAAAGCGACTACTTCAGCGGGTGGCTCGCCGTTCTCTATTACCGGGCCGGGGCATCAGGCGGCTGATAAGGCCACCGTAAATCCTGGGACTTTTAACGCAGCAGTTCCTACCGACAATTACGCGGCCACGGGTAGTGCCACGGTACCCGGTGGGGCGAAAACGGCTTAACTTATGGCGCGAGACCTCTACGGCGAAATGCTTTCGCGGGCGCTCAATCGGGGCGCACCGCCGGGTCATTTCCCTGCCTACATTAACCCCGGTGAAGCTGCACAGCTTCGGGCGCAGGGTGGTGGTGTTCCTCTAGGGGGAGGGCAGTACGTAGCCAATGGATTGCCCTCATATCAGCAGCCTAGTGCCGCCGACATCCAGGGCGCGATTGATATGGCGATAGGACTGGGGGTGGACCCAGGCTCGCCGGAGTACGCGGCGGTTGAAGCCCCGGATTTCACTGTTCCAGTTCCAGCCCCATCCTTCGTGCCCGATAGATGGTCCTTCAACGCCCGTACTCTTCATCCAGTTGGATTGGCACCGGGAATTGATCCTATTACTGGTGCGGGCACAACCCGATCAAGCGGGCCGGGTACTCTCCCAATGCCAGAGGCAGTAGAGATGGATCGTGAGAGAGCGGCGTGGCCTCCTGGGGAGGCAACCGCCCCGCCACCGCGTGCGGTAGAGCCTACGGGACCGCCGCCAGAGGAACGTGGAAATATTGCTTATGAACAAGAGCGCGCCCCGACAGGATTTACTCCACTGTTGCCTCTTAGGGCGCGGACAGAGGCAAAACCTATACAACTACGGGCAGAGTCAGCACAACGCACAGCACAGGAAGCCAATGATAAACAGCAGATAATACAGGATGCGGCTGTGGCGAAGGTTAAAGCCTCTTATGGTTACAATGAGAATACGCCCGAAGGCTATGCAGCCGTCATGGCGGCAATACAAGCAAATCGACTACCTAACAGTGGTTCCGAGATGCAAGCACTTAACTTTGAGGTAATTATAAACGATGCGCGATTAACCCCGGAAGAAATGGCGAGTCGTTTGTCGGCTAATATCTCTGAGGGCGGCATCGGGAAATATGCTCCCGCTGCGGGGGCTGCGAGACGCGCTGTGGATCGCGGGTATGGCGACGACCCTAATCTCAAACCTATATTAAGGAATTTAACTCGACTTACCCCGGAAGGCGAATACGCGGTTATGGGCGGCGGAGTATCCATGCCGAGGGAGTTAATGTCATTCATCCCTGCACTTGCAGGAAGTGCTGCCACTGCGATTCTCCCACCCGCCATTGGGGGCTTGGCAGCTTTGGGAATGTGGGGTGCGGGTGGGCCGGGGTTAACACGGTGGGCAGAAGCTAAATATGGCCCTTGGGATAATCCACTTGCTAACTTTCTGCTTATGCGTCGCGGGCCTGGAGAACGTGTCTTACCCGAGATAGAAGACACTCAGAGACTTCGGCGGCAGCCTGATTTCAGTCAACCATATGGGGGCGCTCCAGACGTTCCAATCGCTGAACCGCCATTCGCCCCACCGCAGTCGGTCACCGATGAGGAGGATGTTGTTGAGGAGGTTGTTGTGGGAGATGGGGAGAGGACGCTAGACCCAATTTCTCAAGCAATACAAGATCGATTGAGGCGAAATCGTGAATTAGGAGAGGAACAAAGGAGACTCGCGCAGGCGTTGATCCCCCGGCAGTTCGCATAATGGCACAAGCACCGCTTCGCATAACTGGCGCAAACGCCACAATCCCGGCCCCGATGGGCGGGTTGAATACCCGTGACTCTGTGGATTTGGTGCCGCCAACGGACGCGATCCGGCTCGATAATTTCTTCCCGGCCCGCTCGCATGTCCAAGTGCGTAACGGCTACGACGACCATGTAACCGGCCTTCCCAGCACGGTTCAGAGTTTGATGATCTACAATTCCGGCACCGCAAATACGATGTTCGCGGCATCCGGCACTGCTGTTTACGATGTGACATCGGCGGGTGCGGTTGGTTCGGCGGTCATTACGAGTTTGAGTAATGCTCAGTTCCAGTGGACAAATATCACCACCGCTGGTGGGTCGTTCTTGTGGATTTGCAACGGTGAGGATGCCCCACGGCACTGGAACGGCAGCACATGGGCCACGCCATCTCTGACGGGTGTAACGGCTGCTAACATCATTAACGTGACGCTGTTTAAGGAACGCCTGTTCTTTGTTTTCGTCAATTCCATGACTTTTGGATTTATCGGCGTCAACGCTGTCGCCGGAGCGGTGAGCGAGTTCGACTTAGGCAGCGTGTTCCAGCGTGGCGGGCAGCTACAGGCGATTGGGACATGGACGCGGGATGGCGGGGCAGGACCGGAAGACAACGCTCTGTTCTGGACCGATGAAGGTGAGATTGCGATGTACGCGGGCACCGATCCTTCGGATGCCACTAAATGGACGCTTGTCGGCGTCTACAATGTCGGTCGTCCCATTGGTCGCCGCTGTATTCTCAACGTGGGCAGTGATTGTTATCTCATCACCGAGAATGGTGTGCTTCCGATGACCCAGGTGCTAGGCACCGGAGAAGCCGCACCTAATATCGCCATAACGGACAAGATTTCATCCACGTATAACGAAGCTGTGGTGAATTTTGTCTCAACATTTGGCTGGGAAGGGGTGCTTTACCCGCGTGGTGGGTACGCCCTGATAAATGTTCCGGCCAGCACCTCCGGTGAGTTCAACCAGTATGTCGTCAACCTTGAGACCGGCTCATGGGCGCGGTTTACCGACCAGAATGGGTATACGTGGGCGGTGTTCGATAGCGACCTTTATTTCGGCGGTGATACGAAAGTCCACAAAGCCGATTCGGGACCGGACGATGGTGGGGCAGCGATTGCAGCATCGGCCAAGACCGCGTTTATCTATTTCGGAGGCCGCACCGGGCCGAACCGCTACGTGGCGATCCGCCCGGTTATGGCGTCGGATGCGGACCTAACGGTGTCGATTGGTTTTGATGTTGACTACCACGATGGTACATCGACGCTTACGCCTTCAACGGGTGAGTCCGATGCGGCGACCTGGGATTTGGCGACATGGGGGACTTCGGCGTGGGCAGCACCGATCAATACTAAGTTGGAATGGTTATCCGTGGCGCAAATTGGCTGGAACGCAGCGGTGCGTCTTCGTACACAAACTTCGGCGCAGTCGGTTCGCTGGCTGGCAACAGACGTTCGTTTTGAACAAGGGTCGGGCGGGTTTTGATTATTTCAGATGAAATGTGGGAAATTCTCGGGCCTTCGACCGAGGCTTACGAGAATATCCAACGTGAGGATGTGGAAAGCGGCCTGCTCAGTGGCGACTTTCGGCTCTTTATGGCACCGCATTCGCTGGCGGTGACATGCGCCTATGGTAAGGCGTTAAGGGTTGGTCTTGCCGGGGGCGATTTAGAGGAATTAGTAGGGATCGAGCATGATATCTGCTCTTACGCCCAGAAAAATGATTTTTCGAGCGTCGAGATCATAGGGCGTCCTGGCTGGGAGCGAGTATTGGACGGGTATAAACGCACAGCGGTCGTGATGCGGAAGGATTTGACTCATGGGGTTTCTTAGAAATTTATTCAGCAATCCTAGCGCGCCACCGCCCATCAATTTTGGTGCAATCGGCGCGCAACAGAGCGCCGCGAATGTTGAGGCTGCACGGCTGGGGGCGCGTCTTGGACGGCCTGATATCATTTCGCCCTACCAAACGACGACATTTCAAGAGTATGAGCCTGACAGGTATCTCCAGGCGACATCTTTAACGCCAGAGTATGAAGGGTTACGCCGGGGCGATGTAGGCATCCAGGGGGGCTTACAGGGGCTTGCAGCGGGGCGATTAGGGCAAATCCCAACTGATCCGTTTACCACCGAGGGGATGGTCGGGGAACCGGGTCCGTTCCAATACTCGTCGGTGGGGGCGCAACCGGAATATTCTACCGAGGCTGCGACCTACGCGCTGCCGGGCTATGCGGACCTCAATACGTACACATCGAATGCGGCTAGTGAATTTTTCAACCGAGCGGTTGCGCGGCTGAACCCGCAGTTCGACCGGGCAGAGCGCGGGTTACGGACCCAACTCATCAATTCCGGCATCCCAGAAGGCTCAGACGCATATAACGAAGAAATGCGTCTGTTCAATCAACAAAAGAACGATGCTCTGGCCGAACTCTCCACTCAGTCCATATTCCAGGGCCAAGACCTACAAAGAAATATCTTATCGAATGTCCTCGCGGGACGCGGCCAACAGCTTGGTGAGATTGGAACGGAATACCAGATCGCCCAGGCCCAGCGTGGTCAAGGCATAGCAGAGCAGCAACAGCAGGTCGCATTGCAACGAGAGGCGCGGGACAGGCAGATTGCCGAGGCGCTACGCCTTCGTCAGCAACCCATGTCTGAATTGTCGGCCCTGATGACCGGCACAACGCCGTTTACACAGGTCGCAACGCAAGGACCGCCGGGCATAGCCCCGGTTGCTGGGCCAGCGCCGGTTGATCTTGGCGCTATCGCGGCTTCACAACAGGCTGATGCACTGGCGAGGTATCAAGGCGCTCAACAGCAACAGGCTACTGCGCTAGGTATCCCAACAACATTACTCGCTGCTCGTTTGGGGAGAGGCTGATGGTTACCTTCACCACCGATCCCCGGATTGCCTATGCACGGGCACGGCAACAGGCGGGGATGAAGCAAGCGATGACGCCGTATCAACTACCGCGCAATCCATACGGCGGTAGTCCGATTGCGGGGAATCTTCAAAGGCTAGCGGATGCATTGGGTGCAAGATGGGCCGGAGCTGAAGCTGTTAGACTTCAAGAAGGACAAAAAAGAGCGCGAAGCCAAGTATTGGCTAGCATTCTCGAAGCAGGAGGAGCGACCCCACCTCCTGGCGGCAACTATTTTGAACAATTCGCTACCGATGTTCCTCTTGCTGGGGTTTCACCCCCGCCTGGGGCTAGGGAGACTCAACTTAGAAGAAAAGAAATCGGTGATGATGGTCGTGCGGCTTTTTCTCCAGTTAGCGCAGAAATTGCTGAAACAGCGGGCATTGATCCTCTTCAGTTGAAGCTCCTTTATGACAAGGCCCGGTTGGAGGGTAACGTAGCAACGGAAAAGGCCATTAAGAGAGAGGCCCAAAGAGGGATGGAAAGGGCAATAGCCGATAAAAATTGGCCGTTGGTGGAGCAATGGGGGAATATTCTTGACCCAACCGCAGGCTTAGAAAGAGAACTCAAAAGACAGACATTATTAGAAGAACGAATCTATGAGAAGACCCAAAAGTTAGAAGAAATTAGACAACGGCAAATTGAGGCAGAAGCGGCAGGGGATCGTGACTTGGTGACGGCATTGGCTAAAGAGGCGCGTCATCTAGAGGCAACTCTTGCCGCTGAAACAAGAGCAGAAGAGAGAGCCGAAAGGGAACCGCCGCTCCCTAGTGCAATGAAGAATTTTGAAGTCAATGAAGCATTTACTTACAACGGTGTTGACTACAAACCAGGGGATATGTTCGGGGTAAATGTTCAAGATTCAGACTTTCTGCCGCATATAAACAAGGGTGTGTTTACAACGAGGCAGCGTACTTTGACTGGTCCTGACGCTCGATCTCCATTTGATGTGTCTAGAGCGGGCGACGGTGGAGAAGACAGGTTAGATGGCGCTGAACGCTCTGATGAGGAGAAGGAACTTCTTTCTAACGCAAACGAGCTTCTTGAGAGAGGCTCTCGCACCTTCCTAAATCAGGCTCAACACGTCCTTAACAAAGCAGTAGCGTACCTGTTCGGAGCCGGTGATGTGTGGCCCGAGGAACGAGAACGTGTAGCTGAACTTAATCTTTTAAGAAATACTCTGATGGCCCCCTTAGTTAAGGCAATAGCTGAAAGGGGTGGTCGATTTGCCATTGAAATAATTGATCCGATACTCCCTAGTTCTAAGGTGACCGCGAATGAAAATTTACAGCGCATAAGGAAGTTAATCCCTCGTTATGAACAAGAACTATTGATCTTGAACGATGCTTACTATCGGGCAAAGGAGGGAAGTGTTCAGCAGGTGAACATAGGCAGAATCCAAGCTTCCATTTTAGGCCTGATGCCGATTTTACGGAATATTGTTAGTGCTTCTGAAGCTGCTGTCAAAGGGACAATATGGAAAAATGACGAGGAAGTTGGGGGAGAGAGGTTCATTTGTGAACAAGAATTTTGCAAAAAGGAAAACGGCGCTCCGGGATGGAGGAGATTAACTAATGGCTGAAGATGGACCTAATTTTGGAGCCGGTCGCGTGGCAGGAGCCGGTCGCGTGGCAGGAGGCGGTCGCGTGGCAGGAGGCGGTCCTGACTTCGGTAGAGGGTCTGAAAGGTCGCCTACTGTCGAACAAAAAGCAGCTACGTTTGCCCACGGGGCCAATACGCTTTTGCTGCGGGATATAGTGGGTGGCGCAGTAGATTTGATGAACCAACTCCCGATGATTATTGAATATATAGACCCGATTGATTGGGCGGAGAAGGGCATTAGATCGGGCATCCAGCAAATCCAACGTAATTTGGGTGTTGAGGAAGAAGACTTAGTAGCGCCCTTTGAATCGCGCTTCTCAGGGCCGCTAACTGAAAAGCCATTTCTTGGCAGTAAAATGCTGGCGGATGTTTTGCGTGGCACCAATATGGGATACGGGGATATTTCTGAGGTTAGTCCTGATTTGCGTCCTTACGCTGTTGCTGGAGAAACTGCGGCGGGGGCCGGGTTTGCGGCTCTACCTTTTTTTGCAGCCGCCCGCATAGCACCAGCACTATCCCAAGGACCGCCTAAAGTATTTGACCCTCTCCTCGATTTTATTCGGAAGCACCCCAAAGAGGCTGCGATTGGAGAAGCAAGTTCTGCGGCCTTATCAGGCGGAGGGGCCGGTGTTGCAGAGAAGGTATTCCCTGGAGACCCCCTTGCGAGATTCTTTGGGAGTGTAGGCGCACCTCTTCTTCCGGCTCATCTCGCAGTGAAGGCTGCCCCACGCGTTGCTAGAGCAGCACAACAGTACGTCAGACAATACGTTTCCCGTGGCGCTAGAGAGGACAGGGCGTCTGATAAATTGAAGAAAATGATGGTGGAGTTCGAGGGGCCGAGGGCACCGGCTGAGACGGCGAAGCAACTTCGCACGGCATTAGGAGCGGGTCGGGAGGGTACTCCCGCTCAATTAACTGGATCATCTATACTAACAGCTATCCAAAGAAATTTAATGGAGCAGTCCAGAAAATTGAGCGGTGATGTTAGAAACACCACTGTGAGAGCAATCGCTCAAGGCGAGAGAGCTTGGGCTAAATTACAAGAAGTAGGCGATGTAGATTCTTTAGTAGCGGCAGCGACCGCTCGCGCATTGTCCCATGTTGCGGTCTTGGAGGGATATCGTGATAGGGCGATAGAACTTCAAAGACAGGCTGCTGAACCGATTCTACAGCATAAGGAGGGTGCCCCTGGTGTTCCCTTGAAAAGAGATTTGAGCCGCCGGGCCAATGACCTATTGAAGCAGGCAAGAAAATTAGGGAACACACACGCTGAAGAATTATATAATAAAATTGATAAGGGTATTGTCCTTGACGCCAAAGGTCTTGCAGAAGCATACGAAACAGCGATAGCAGACTTTGCTAAAGGCGAACATCTGCCAACAAACCAGCATTCGACAATAGCTAAGTTATCAAAAACTGATAAAGACACTGGACAGCTTATAAATACCGTTACTTCTGGAGAGTTACTTCACATTCGCAAAATCCTTTTGAGACAGGCCCGTATAGCTGGGGCGCAACTTGAGGGGAGGGATAACGCCCGCATACTCAGAGATTTGGCAGCGGGGATTGCCGATGATTTAGCTTTTGATGCAGCGGGGATAGATGCACGGGCCTTCTATAAGGAATATGCAAATAATTTCCTGCGTGGCCCCACGGCACGGGTTTTTCGTTCAACTGCGGGGGAGCGTCCTCCCGCTGAAGCAACGCTGGCAATGTCATTGGCCGGTCAAAACCAACGCGAAGGAGTGGGATTTAGGCGGCTTAGAGAAGCCGGGGCTTTTACTTTTAGGAACGATATACGTGAGGCGGCTGGCTTACAGATGTTACCTGCTGGAAGGACAACGGAGTTAGCCGAGCTTCAATCTGAGTTTTTGTTGAGTCTTGCAGCGGAAAGCATCGACCTCTCTGGTGATGTAAGTTCGTCGGGGCTTAAGACTTTTATAAAAAATAATCGGGCCGCTATAGCTGACCTGGGCATGACCCAGTTTAACGACTTTGAGAATGCTGTTTCGATAGCTGAAAAAATATCTACAAAAATCGACACGCAAAAGCACTATGCAAACAAGATCAGTACGGCTGCCAAGGTTATTGCTAATCCACGCAAGGAAATCGCGGCTGCTTTAGATTCAACCAACGCTGCGGTAAGATTCCGCGATCTGGGTCGTTTAGCGCGGAAAGTACCGGAACACGCCGAGGCAGCAGTTGAGGGGTTAAGGTACGCGATTTTCGAGGAAATACTTAGCCGTCTGTCGGCAGACCTTGGTGGTAAAGACCTTTCTAATTTATTGGACAGCCCGGTCAGATTAGCGATAGGAGACCCCAGTGCAGAGCGGATTACATTAAGAGAAATACTTTTGAGGGAAGGGATTATAACGAAAGAGCAGAATGCTGGGATTGATGCTTTTATAGATCAAGTCACAAAACTTCAACGCTCTATGGGTGACTCTGCAGCATTGGATGAGTTGCTGGGAACGGATAACGATTTACTCGATTTAGGATTTCGTCTGTTCGGCACTCAAATGGCGCAAAGAAATCCTCTCTCACAAAATATGGGATCACAATTAGTCCTCGCTCACCGTGCTTCGGAAATGTCTCGAAAATGGTTTGGTAAGGTTCCACGATTAGGCACTCGTAATATTTTGATAGAAGCCGTTAATAATCCTGCTCTCATGGCAGAGTTGCTGGAGCGTCCCGGTTCCATGTTGGGGAAAAAGAGAAGAGAAGCAGCTATAAACGCATATTTAATACAGGCTGGCATTAGAATGGCGGTCGCAGACGAGGAGACTGAATAATGCCTTGGAGTGGCGGAAGTTTCACAAGGACCAACGGGGTCCACACGGGGTCAACCCTGTGGGTGCAGGACCGCGATGCAGGAACCAAAATCCTTGCGACGCGCCACG